ACACTCAGGGAAACGATCCCGAAGTTGAGTGACAAAGACATCAGTCTGGTCATAAGATCCGTCAAACTCATAGGTCTTTCCAGTCTTACGATCCCGAAGGAAGGTGTCATTGTTGATGCGAGAACGGATGTAGGTGTAACCATCACCGCTGTAACGCTTGACCTTCTTCATGTAACAGACAGGATAACCTTCACCGTCAGTCAAGTTGATGACGTGAACTTTCTGAGCACCAGTGCGTTCTTTGAACTCTGGAATCAAAGTGTTCATGGCAATCATTGCCTCATTGAGGGGAGTGCCAGAGAGGGTGAACTGGTAAGGACCGCCAGGCGAATGCACGGGACCCCAGTTGCCAGCAAGACGGAACAGGTTCCGAGAATGTTCCTCATGGGTCTTGTTGTTGACGCGACTGGTCAGGACATTCACCATCCTGAAGTTACGAACCAGGATCTTATGATCTTCACCGATCTCATCAAGGTCGTACTCTTCCTTGTGATAGCTATCGGTGAAAATATACACGTCATAAGCAATACCAACCTTGCGGCAGAACTGAACCAAGGTCAGCAACTGCTTGGTAGTTTCAAAGATGCAATCACCCATAGAACCAGACCAGTCAAGGTTGAAGATCAGTCCATGGTTCTTACCCTCAGGAGTAACGGTGATCTTCTTGAAAAGATCTTCGTTGTACTTGTAGGTATGCAGTTTGGTGCAGTCAAGGACACCAGTGCGAGCGGTAGAAGAACGAGCATACGAATCTGCTGCCTTCTTACACTCAAACTCCTTTACCAGATAGTTGACTTCCTTGAGGACGTTGGACTTGTACTTACGATACTCATCATCAACCCAGATGCAGTTCCTGTCAACGTAATACTCAGAGAGGACGCTCTGGCAGTCACGGTTACTGACAACAACATCGTCAATGCTGTCGGGCAGTTCCAGGTAAGTGGTGTTGGTCCTACCATGGTTGACCAACTGCTCCAGTGCCTGCTCGAAGTTGTCAGCAGTCTTTGCCTCTACAGGTTCGTCTTCGTTACGACCAGGACCATCACCATCAACCTTCTCTTCGGTCTCTTCTTCGCCTTCTTCCTCATCTTCCTCACCACCATCATTGCGGCTGGACTGAGGAGTGGTGGAAGGTTGCCCCTCTGAGGATCCACCACTCTCAGAAGACTGAGGAGGGTTCTGAAGGTCATCAACCTTCTCCTGCTCCTGCTTTACCTTCTCGGTGCAGAAGTCATACAACTCTTTGGCAAAGGCAATGACCTCATCAAAGGTCTCAAGTCGATCAGCACGTTTGACAAACTCTTTCTCTTCTTCGTCAAAAGGAACGTTGATGTAGTTACCGATCTTGAAGTACAGATTCAGTTTGTCTGCAAGATTGAACGTAGAGAGGTCGTCGTCACCAATGCCGAAGAAGTCTTTGTCCGAGAGAATGCTGTAACCCTTGTAGAAGGTCTTGGCAAGACCAGCGTAGCGACGCTTCATCAACTTCTCGATACGAATATCCTCAACGATGTTGACGAACTGCATCGGGACCTGACCCTCAAAGGACCAGTCGTTAGGGGTATACAGTGCATGACCCACCTCATGCGAGATCAGGAGGTCGATCACAACACTCTCTGCCTTGTCCCACACAGGCAGCGTGAGGACCCGACGCTCAACGTCAAAGGATGCAGTATCTACCTGGCGGTGTTCGACAACAAGGTCTTCAGTGGCAAGCAGGCGAGCAAGATGGTCTTTGACGGTGTGCATTGGTTTCCTCTCGTATGCACATACAATAAGACCCCCGACGCTTGTCGGAGGTCTTGGTGTGACACTTTTTAAAGTGGCGCAGGGCTTCACGCCTTGCCCTCATCGCTTGCGGTTTGAGGTGGCGCTTCTGATCCTTCTTACTGTGGTGTTGCCAGTTCGGTACTCTCATGTGCCAGGTGGAATAGTTCGTCTAGTATAGCACCCAACTCCCTGTAGCGGGGTTGGTTGTTCACAGATCGAGATTGTTCCTTGCGAACGATCGCTTCAACCTCTTGCCATTGTCTCTCAGTCACGTTGTCTCCAATCATCAGATTTATCTTGTTTGAACCAATCTACGATTTCATCTGCACTCTTGAATCCACTTCTATAGTTTGATGGATCAGGATCTCCCAGTCCCATCTTGTTCATGAAATCGTCCATACTACCCTCAACCATCTCAGGGTTAGCAGCTTTACGTCTTGCCTTATTCAACCATTCACGAGCAGTGGTATGAGACTTTGCTAATTTCTCTGCCCAGATAATATCCTCAAGACTTACTTGCTCACCGAGGATAATCTTACGACAGATCTCCTCAAGGCGCAAACGATATGCAGTAGATAGCATATTACTATTCCGATAGGTAATGTTCCAGTTGATTGATCCTGGTGAATTCCAAATACGCTAATTCAGAACGATTGTGGAGGATGGTTTTAATATCATCCACGATAGACGTAGGATCTACACCATCATCTAGATAAGTATCAATGGCTTCTTTCAGGTATCTGTACCTGTGCCATTCAGGTGAGTATGGTTTGTACATAACAAAAACTATATGTAGTATTTATTGCTCTATTGATAGAACCGAGAAGTTTTGCTTCTTTTCAACTGTAATAATACTATGGAACTTATCCTGCATAATGTCTGGTTTATGCGAGATAACAAACACGTTGCTGTCTTCTGAGAAAGTTCTTAAGATCTTCATGAAGTCATCGGTGCCAGAAACATCGAGACTGCTATCGAAGATCTCGTCAAGGATGAGGAGGTTAGTGTTTGCACTGTTCTTCATCTTGGCGATGGTCCTCCAGGTAAACAGGAGTGCCAGATCAATTCTCATCTTCTCACCTTCCGAGAAGGAAGAGTAAGAGAACTCATCTCGGAATCTGGACTTGATTGTTTCTTCAAAGTTTTCATCCAACTCAAAGGAAACATAGAAGTCCAGTTCTTTGAGATATCGATTGATCAACTGGTTCATCACGGGGAGGTATCGTTTGATAATCCCTGCTTTGATTCCAGTATCTTTCAACATGTTAGCAATGACATCAAAGTTATCACGGGATTTTTTCTTCCCAGATAGTTCACTCTCAACTGTCATTCCTTCACGAGCAAGTTCTTTTAGTTTATCTTGCTCGCGTTTGAGGTTTGCCCCGCCACCATTTGTCTGTTCGATAGACGCTTCAATTTTTTGTATAGCGTCTTGCTTCCACTGGATTTCCCGATTATGGGAAGAGACTTCGTTCTGAAGATCTTGGACCTTCTTAAGAATACCTTGCTTCTCTTTGACAGAACTAGAGATATCATCGATTTTCTTTTGAAGGTCCAAGGAAGCTTTTTCTAATTCAGTAATAGACTGAGTAATATCAGTCTTCTTACTTTCTCTAAGTTCCTCAGTAATACTCTGCTTACAAGTGGGACACGTATCATTCTTATCGAAGAATTTATAATCGCGTTTAAAAGTCTTATGCTTGTCTTGGAACTTAGATTCGTAAACTCGTAGAGTAGCGAGTTCGTCTTCTATTGTATCATACTGCTCTAAGTCTGTTTGTAACTTGGAGCACATCTCAAGATCGGAGGTAACTAATCCATTGATGAATTGGATTTGTTCCTTGAGGGTATCGATCTCTTTTCCCCTTTGAACATTGCTTGCAGATGCCTGCTCTTTGAGATCTGCAATGAAACGCTGCTGCATTTCAACCTTCTCTCTAGCAATGTCGAACTTATACTCGTAGTCACGAATAGAATCTTTAAGGGACTTAACTCGATCCTTGAGTAGGGTATTCATCGTAGAGAAGATCTTGATGTCTAGAAGATCTTCAATCACTTCTCTACGATTGGCAGGGGTCAGTTGCATGAATGGAACAAAGGTGGATGACCCGAGGATCACAACCTGCGTAAAGGACTTGTAGTTAAGTTTCAGTACGCTCTGTTCCAGATGCTTCTGTTGGTCAGCGGCAGATGCCTCTTGATTCTGCATCTTGCCATCGATGTAGATTTCAAATAGTCCAGGTTTAATTCCTCGACGAATTTTATATTCACGAGAACCAATACTAAACTCTACTTCGACTAGGCAATCCTTTTCGTTAATCGCATTGACCAGTTGTGGTTTATTGATCTTACGAAAAGGTTTGTTGAACAATGCAAAACAGATAGCGTCCAGCATAGTGGACTTACCTGCACCATTGGATCCAACAATCAGAGTAGAAGGACTTCCGTCAAGACGGATTTCAGTGAATGCATTACCAGTAGAAAGAAAGTTCTTCCAACGGATTGACTTAAAGAGGATCATAAACGATAAAAAATTAATCTTCCCTAGGAGGTATCACTATGTCATCAGGAGTAATAACATAGTATTCAAAACCGTGGCTCACACAAGCACGAATGACATCATCATCGTCCACTTCTACCACTGACATTTCTGGAAAGTCATCTGCTTCCAGAAGACCAGCATAGCGCACTGCGTCGTCTTTGTCAACAAAGATGTACACAACCCTCTCGCCATCGTCATTATGGGCAGCATAGGCACCCTCTTCTTCCTGACCTGAGACAGCGAGTATAAACATCAAACCAACTCCAGTGCTTCTACGTACAGTGACTTAAGAATACTCTTAAGAGAGTTCTTATCGGAGTGCTCCATGTCATCAACATACCTCTCAAGTATAGTCAAGGTATCTTCTTTTTCAATATCAATCTCTTCGTTGATGTCTTGCTCGAAGGAAGGATCTTCGATGATCTTTACTTCGAGAACACCAGCAGCATAGAGTTGACTTAAGAAGAAATCAAATTTACTAGAATCTGTTTTCTTCTCTATGACAATCTTGATAATCTTGTTTGAGTAATCCGAATACTTGAACTTAGAAATATTTACACTAGTTTCATCGTAGTAGATCTTATCATAGATCTCAAACGGATTACGGATAAACTCTCGCTCTAGAGTGTCGGTGTCGAAGATGTGGAATCCACGGGGGTCTTTGTAGTCGTTCCAGTAGATTTGATAAGGGTTTCCTAGGTAGTGGACGTTTCCTCTGGAAGATCGGTGATGGTAGTGACCAGACATGACCGACTTGAACTTCTGAAATAACTCGCTGCCCATACCGTGGTCCATGATGTGTCCTCGATGAGCTTCAAATCCGTTGAGCTCAAGGTGCCCCATCGCACAGTCGCAATTTGTTTCTTCAATAAGTTGGAGAGTTTTTTCAGCATTGTTTTGATTGATCCATGGAATAAACAAAATACCCAGTCCGCCGATATTCACTTCGGTTGGGTCAGAGTACACCTTAATATTATCATACTGCCCTAGCAGGTTATCTAGGGTATTGATCTCATTGGTGTCCTTAAAATATGCAGTGTGGTTACCAACAACAGAATAGATGTTGATACCCATCTCGTTAAGACGGTCGTAGTAGTTCTCTCGTGCCCACTGGATAGACCACAGGTCAACGTTCCTACGATTGTCAAAGGTATCTCCCAGATCGAGAACCACTTTGATTCCACGCTCTTCGAGAGTGGGGAAGAAAACTTCATTATAAAATTTCAAGAAGAAGTCGTGGAACACACGACTAGACTTACGAGCACCAAAGTGCTGGTCAGTGATAATAGCAACTTTCATCGAGTACGCATCAGAGGGGGCAGTTTTCCAGTCATGTCAATGCCAAAGAAGTTTAGGGTTAAACGCTCCTTGGTTCCAAAGGTTTGGACACCATGATGGGTTTGTCCAGAGAACATCACTAGTCTATTATACACGTTCTCAACCTTTACAGTTTCGATGTATTGGTTGTGAACTCTGTCGTAGATCTCATCATACTCTTCTTGAGTTTTGTCCAGTGTTCCCAGATACAACTGCTCTTTGACTGAGATCTCATCCTTGGTCTGTAAGGAGTATCCATCCTTAGTTCTATAGACAGATGTTCCTGTGTCTGGTTCTGGATCTCTCGTCAGGTAAATGATTCCACCGAAGTGAGTATCTATGTCCTGATGGATCCAACCGCGATTTTTTTTGTTCCACTTCTGTTCATGGAAGGGAGCAATCTTTTGGAAATGTGCTTGTAACTTCCAATACTCTGGAGCAGTATCATGGAAGAGGAGATGGATCTTTTCACCCACATAATTAAACAACCTTTCGTTTTCTACGTGCAGTTGTTTAGTTCTAGAACCTGGCCAATTTCCAGTTTCTGGTGGATAGAATCTCATTGCATCTGTGAGTTCTACAATCGCATCAGGATCCTCAAAAAAATTATCAACAATAGTTACGGGATACATTACAGTTTACCACCAACAACACCATCATTAACTACTCGACTATTTGCTTCACCCCAACCTTCCTGTCTACCCTTGAGATAGAACCGAGTGCCGCTAATACATTGTTGCTTTGTTAAAGCAGTGACCAGTTCTTCTCCTTTTTTAGAAGCACTGTGCCACAGTTTGTATTGTGTTTCATAAACACGGAAGCAATCATCAATCCATTCGTGTTCTGCAATTTCAGGATGCTCACTCATTTAATTCTAATCTCCACGTTTTCTTTAATCGTATTATAGTCAGAAGAAGCATCGTTGTTATCAGTATGGAAGACCTGATCATAACCAGACTTGGTTAGAATCTTATTCTTGATCTCCAACTGCCTCTTCTCCTTCTGGATCCTTCTCAGAAAAGCATAGTAGATAATCTGAGTGAAGTAAGCAAACGGGTTGCTGGATTTTTCAGGATTAAAGTTTTCAATGTATTGAACGCAGTTTTCAATTCCATCACAAATCATATCCTCTCTGAACATGTAGTTCACAAAGTTTGGTTTGTATGAAAGGTGGGTTGCAATCTTCAGAAAACACTCGCCAATGTAATTGCTAATAGGAGGGCGTGGTTCACCATTCTCTTTGGCACGAGCACACTCCTTCTTGAACACAACTAGTGCGTCTAAAAAGTCTCTGTTATTGACGTAGTGTTCTGATGCTGCTTTTCTTCTTACCATTCATTCCTGGTTTTCATCTGAAGTTATCTTACCAAAACATACGGTCATAGTCAAGGCTTGACAAACACTCATTCCATCAGTAGAATATGAGTGTGCGAGTTCAGAAAGAAAGCTTTAGCTATTAAAGATATCTTCTAGTTTATTTCTAGCTTCTTCTACAGAGGATATTCTTCCTGATGCTTTTGTTACCGTATCCGCGTTGAGTTTCCTCAAGGACATAGCGTAGAACATTTGCACGTCTGCGTCTACTTCAACAATTGTGATGATCTTTTCTTTTGGAATAATAAAAACATCTTCTCTTGAGAACCTCATCCATGGAGATACTTTAGCTCCAAGTTTGTTTCCCATGGTCACTTCTTCAACTTCAATAGGATTCTCTACGATTACGTAGTCTCCATCTTCATCTACAATGTGACAAGCAACAGCAAGAATTTCTTCTCCAGACACTAGTTTTAATGCTGCAAGAAATTCTTGATCCATACTACTCTCTAATTTTGACATCAATAAATTCATAATTAAAGTTTTCTTCATTGTATATTTTTACTCTTTCAACTAAGTGATTAAGTGTGTAGTTTCTCTTTCCACCTTTGCTAATGTCATCAGCAATGTCATAGAGAACTGCTTTTCTTTTATTGGCACCTCTTCTGAGAACGCGCCCAATGCTTTGTAAGTTTCTTACTTTTGATTTTGAAGGGGAGGCAAATACAACATTGTGTAGATTCCTAATGTTGATGCCTGTACTAAATGTTCCGTATGATGCGACGATAATAGCGTTTGATGTAGTCTCTGCGATTTGTCTTACTTTCTCGCGGTCTTCGACTTCAACTCCCCCGTGTACCAAGAAGACCAATCGATCTTCCCCTACCTTGTTATTTATCAGATCGAAAAGTGGCATACCATGCCGTTCAACGTAGTTGAACAACACCAAGGTATTTCCTTCCAAGTCACAAACAAGATTCCGAATGAACTTATTTCTACCCTCATGCTCTACGAGGTAGTCCATCTCCTGTTGGTAACTATCAAAAGATTTTCCGTTATGCTTCAGCAGAAGAACCTTGATCTCAAACTCAGACAGATGCCCTTGCCTAATCAAACTCTCAGTCTTGGTTACTTTATTGACAGCACCAAACACCCCCTCAAGAACAAGGCGGTTGGTGTGTGTACCATCCAGAGTACCTGTGAACCCAACGCGGTATTTGCAGTCATGAAGTTTGTTCATGATATTGGTCAGAGACTTTGCTTTGAAGAGATGTGCCTCGTCCCCAATAACCGCGCCAAAGTCGTTGAAGTAATTCTTTGGTAACTTGTAAATACTTTGCCAGGTTGTGATCACCACGTCCTTGTTAGAGACAGGAGACTGACCACCATAAACCTTATGGCAGTGATGACCAGCGTTCCATCCATACTCCTCAAAGTCCTTGTGCATTTGTTCCACAAGGGATGTAGTAGGAACGACAATCAATGTCTTCAGATTTTTCTTCTCAAAGAATCTGGTGAGGGCATAGATCATCAAAGACTTGCCAGAACCAGTAGGGGATAGAAGCAACTTACGCTTGTGGCGAAGTGCTTCATAGATCCCCTTGTATTGATAGTCCCTAGGTTTAAAGGGAAGATTTAATGTCTTTACGAATTCTCCGACTCCTTCGGGTGTAACGAACTCATCCACTTCTGATGGAAGTCCGTAAAATTGGTTTTCCCGATATACGTATTCGTACCCCCGCTCTTCGCAAAACGAAGTAATGTAAGGGAGAAGACCAACATAAATCTCGCCTGTACCTGGGGAGAATAACTTGATTTTTCCATCCCAGAACCTCTTTCTGTAGGCAGACATGAACTTTGCTTGAGGCACATCGAAGGTGAACTCATCTGCTAATTCATACTGTACGTGAGGTTCACATTCAATTCTGAGGTAGACTTCGTTCTTCTTCTGAATGATAACGTTAGATTTCATATCCTTTCAAAAACTTGGCAAACTCAATCGCGTTCTTGATATGGAACGAACGATTGTTAATTGCCGTGAGAATGGTCTTGAGTGCCTCGACCATCTGGTTCAAATACTTTAGCTTTAGGACTGCCTTTTGATATTCTCCGTCAGATTCAAGATAGATTGGTACATCTTGTTTGAGGAGTTTGAGATGGAAAGGTTTTTCCGACTTCCCTGTATAGTATTCCCACCGATCACGGTAGACTTGCTTTACACTCAGTTCCTGTTGATCCCGAAGGGTTGAGAACGAGTTGTAAAGTCTTAAATATTTAGCGTGTAACTTTGGGATCGCTAGACTGTCATGATCTAATTTTTCATCATCTAATGCGGCGTCTTTCTGCCACATGTCATCAAGGGTTTCAAGATTCATACTTTCTTGCCGTCACTGTCTGTGATTTCGTATAGAGTATACTTGAAGTTTACTTCTGCTGTGAAGTAGTTGACATCGGTTGCAGAAGAATCAAACTCAAGTGTTGTTAAGGATGTTGGGAAAATGTTGTAGAAGTTGATGACTGAACAGACGTTGTAGTTGCTGTTCAAGATGAGGAGACGAGCATCGCTCATGGTCTTCTCAAAATTATCTACTCTACCTTTTTCATCAACGGTTTCGATGTATTTTAAAAATTCATCTTGGTGTTTTGGATTGGTCAAACCTTTCAACCACTTGTAGATCTCGTAGTAGTTGTCCAGGTTTTCGTTGACCATGAAACGAAGGTTCAGATCACCATAAGATATTTTGTCTCCAGGGACTGAGTAATCGTTTACTGGTGTTTGGATATCTCTAACTCCAATACTCACATCTGGAATAGATGCTGACTGGCAGAAGTAATCGACATGAGGTGTTCTGCCGATCACAAACTTAAATCCAATGGGGGAAAGGAAGTTTTGATTCTGAGGGGCAAAGAGAACGGAATCGTATGCCATGGATTTGAGTAGAGATCACTAGCTATTTATTTGCATTAAAAAAGAGGGGTCCGAAGACCCCTCTCACTTCCTTCACACGGATGTGAATATT